AGAAAATGGCTGGCGGTGGCATTGCCATCAAGGGACACGGTAAAGCATTTACAGGAAAATAAATGGCAGTAGAAAAAGCAATCAGCATTGAAGATCAAATAGACCTTAAAGTTCGTGATAGATCTAAAGGCATGGAGCTTGAAGTTGATATTCAAGAAGATCAACCTGAGTTCGATGACTTTGAGCAACTAGATGATGGTAGCATTGCTTTTGGTATGCCAACTCCTCTTGTAGAAGAAACAGACTTCTACGCTAACCTTGCTGAAATCATTGATGATGGAGATTTAAACTCAGTCAAAAATGATTTGATGGCCAACATCGATGCTGACAAAGAGTCACGCAGCGAGTGGGAGAAAACTTATCGTGAAGGTCTAGAGTATCTTGGTATGAACTACGAAGAAAGAACTCAGCCTTTTGAAGGAGCTTCTGGTGTCATGCACCCACTCCTTGCTGAGTCAGTCACTCAGTTCCAAGCTCAAGCGTACAATGAGCTGTTACCTTCTCAAGGTCCAGTTAAGACACAGGTGGTTGGTATGGCCACACCTGAAACAGAACAACAAGCATCACGCGTTCAAGAGTTTATGAACTATCAGTTGATGCAAGTCATGCGTGAGTATGACTCTGAGACAGATCAAATGTTGTTCTATCTACCACTCAGTGGTTCAGCTTTTAGAAAAGTATATTACGATCAAAACTTAGGCAGAGCAGTTTCTAAGTTCATTCCAAGTGAAGACTTAATTGTTCCTTACGGAGCAACTGACTTGCACAGTGCGACAAGAATCACTCATGTGATTAACATGTCCATGAATGAAATACGCAAGCTGCAACAAATCGGTTTTTATCGTGATGTAGATCTAAACTATGGCACAGTCAACCCAGATGAAACTGACGAGATCCAAGAAGAGATCGATAAGTTACAGGGCGTTGAGCCTAGCTATTCAGACGATGACACCTGTCAAGTCTTTGAGTCCCATGTCGAGTTAGACATACCGGGCTTTGAGGATATGAATGCTGAAGGTGAAGAGACTGGCATCAAGTTGCCATACATCGTCACCATGGCTAATGGCAAAGTATTGTCCATTAGAAGAAACTACAAAGAGAATGATCCGTTAAAAGAACGCATCAATTACTTTGTGCATTACAAATTTTTACCAGGTCTAGGATTCTATGGCTTTGGTTTAACCCACATGATCGGAGGCTTGTCAAAAGCCTCGACTTCTATTCTGCGTCAGCTTATTGACGCTGGTACTTTATCTAATTTACCAGCTGGCTTTAAGGCTCGTGGAATTCGTATTCGCAATGACGATCAACCTTTACAACCAGGTGAGTTCAGAGACATGGACGCTCCGGGTGGAAGTTTGCGAGACGCCTTTGTACCGTTACCGTTCAAGGAACCTTCTCAAACTCTCCTCTCTCTCCTGGGAATCCTTGTTGATAGTGGTCGGCGTTTCGCATCTATTGCTGATATGCAAATCGGTGATGCGAATCAAAATGCGCCAGTCGGTACAACGGTTGCTCTACTTGAGCGTGGCACAAGAGTTATGTCTGCAATTCACAAAAGATTGCATGCATCACAAAGGATTGAGTTTGAAATCTTATCTAAGGTTTTTGCTGAATACTTGCCACCAGCTTATCCATATAACACAGCTAATGGTAATCAAACCATCAAAGCTGTGGACTTCGATGAGCGTGTAGACGTCTTACCAATATCAGATCCAAATACTTTCTCTATGTCTCAACGAGTCATGATGGCTCAAGAGTTACTTAGAACAGTACAAAGCAATCCAGAGATTCATGGACCCAATGGTATTTATGAAGCTTATAGAAGAATGTACGCGGCCATGGGAGTGCAAAACATAGAACAATTATTGCCACCTCCTCCACAGCCACAACCTATGGATCCAGCAAGTGAGAACGCAGGGCTAATTACAGGACTGCCTCAACAAGCTTTTGCTGGACAAGATCATGATGCACACATTAATTCACACATGTCTTTGTATAGCACTGTGACTGCTCAATCAAACCCAGCAGTTTTATCTCTCATTCAAGCACATGTTTATCAGCATGTTTCATTTAGAGCTGCTGAAATTGTAGATCAACAAAATGCTCAGAACCCTGAGTTCCAAATGATGATGCAACAAATACAACAGTTGCCACCAGAGATCTCTATGGGTTATCAGCAACAACTACAAGACTCTGTGTCTCGTGATGTAGCAGCAGTGGTTGCTCAATTAATGCAACAGATCAATCAAATGTTTATGCCACCTCCTCCAATGCCAGATCCATTGGTTGAGTTGAGAGGCAAAGAGTTAGACATTAAAGCTGATGACGTACAACGCAAGCGTGAAGAGTTTGTACAACGTCAACAGTTTGATGCAATGAAAGCAATGCAAGGCAATGAACTTGCAGAGCAAAGGTTACAAATTCAAAAAGAAATTGCTATGATGAAAGATGCAATTGCTCGTGAAAGAATCGAACAGCAAAATCAATTTAAAGCAATGGATATCATGCGAGGTAACAAATGAGTTCAGTTAGACAAAAAATGACAGCAGTTAATAAAGCTGCTATGAAAGAAGAAGAGGCAAAACAAAATGGCAATCAACCGATCATCAATGAGAATGCAAATATCGACATCGACAAGATCGCCAAAAAGATCGACAAAGATGCGGACAAAGTCCTTGCTGAAGCGACCAAAGAAGTTAAAGCTAAATCCAAAAAGTCTAAGTCTGTCTTTAAGACTAAGACCAAGGTAGTTAAGAAAAAGTAATGCCCTTAAAAAAAGGTAGCAGTCGTAAGACAATTTCTGCTAACATAAAGGAATTAATGGGCAGTGGCAAAAAACAAAAGACTGCCATTGCAATAGCTTTGCAACAAGCAAAGAAAAATAAAGGTAAGAAAAATGGAAAAAGTAAAAAACGTTAAGACAAGCGTAAGCATTAAAGACCAAGGTACTGTTAACTACAAGCAAGTAGAAAGCATTCCTAATCCTGGTGCACCAAAACCATATGGCGCTGGTAAATCTCGTGGTGGCGGAGCTGCTTTGAGAGGCACTAAGTTTAGCGGAGTTTGCTAAATGGCAATCGGTGATGCTTTAGTTGCACCTACTGGTGTACAGAATCAGATGTATGGTCAGCCTTCTAGAGTACCTGGCTACTCTCAAGGTTTAGGTCAAGCACCTGGTCAAATGGCATTACCACCAGAGCCTATGCCTATAGGCAGACCTACAGCAGTTGTAGGTGGTCCAGCATATTTTACTCCAGCAGGATACCAAGCTCCTCCTCAACCCACAGAAGCTTTTATGCCAACTGATGTAAGACCTGATCCAATTGGGCAACAGTTCATGCGTCAAATGCAATCTCCTATGGGTCAACAGTTTCAAGCTCAGTACGAAGCAACTCAAGCTCCAATAAGAGAAGCTGAGATGGCAAGACGTGCTGAAGAACAAGCAGCTCAAGATGCAAGGTTCCAAGAAATGATGGATCGTATTGCAGAGCTTGAAGGTCAACTGGCTCAACCTGAGACTATGCCTGAACCTTCTCCTTATATACCAGGCCAAACTCCTTTTCCGGGAATACCAGATTTTATAAGAGACTTAGATTTCAGCAATATAGATTTTAGTAATCTTCCTAACTTCTCAAACTTTGATTACGATGACATCATGAATCAATATAGAGACAGAATGGAAATGGGTGAACCAGAGCCAATCGATAGTTTCTTGTTTGGTCAAGGATCGCTTCCAGTAGAAAATTCTATGGGTATGGCTGGTACTTTGGGTGGTGATGGTTATGGCGAGTACCCACTAGGTTCAGCAGGACCAAGGGTTGATCCAAGTGATCCTAATTACAGACTTCCTCCTAGAGAGCCAAGACTCACAACAACCATGCCAGTACCAGTTGGACCTCTTACTACGAGAATGAGAATAGAGGATATGTTAGAAGACAGATTAACAAATCTGCCAGTTGGAGAGCCAGTAAGTTTCAAAATGCCTGAGTTACCAGATTTTTCAAACACTCCAACTCCAGAACCTATACCAGAACCTATTTATACACCACCAGTAATGGTTCCTAATATACCTAAAATACCTAACATAGATTTTTCAAGCTTACCTAAGTTTGATTCACAAACCACTAGCGGGAGACCAATGATTCCAAACTTTGGAAACATTAATTTAAGATAAACATTACATAGGCAGGAGAGAGCCATGGATAGCGTAAAACTTGCGGAGTATTTTTTTAAGACTCTGCGTAAAAGAGAACAAGATTTAGTTGACAGTCTTTCAGCAGGGAATGTACAATCCATGGAAGATTACAAATATCATATGGGTGCGTTATCGGCGGTTCGCTCACTCATAGACGATTTAAAAGAAACGCTGCATATGGATGATATCGATGAATAATAAAGTCGCAGAAAATATAGACAAAAAAGAAGAAGCCTCATCAGAACTTGACAAAGCTTTTGTAAAAGAAGAATCAAGAGTTCTAGATCCCAACCTACTAAAAAAATCATTGTTAGACAGAATGCCAAATCCAAGCGGATGGCGTATTCTTGTACTACCTTATAGAGGCAAGGGCGTTACTGAAGGCGGTATTCAACTTGTTAAAGAAACCATGGACAGAGAGTCTCTATCTACAGTGGTTGCTTACGTTCTAAAGGTTGGACCTTTAGCTTATAAAGAAACAGAAAAATATGGGAACAAACCTTGGTGCAAAGAAAAGGACTGGGTGTTAATCGGCAGATACGCTGGTTCTCGTTTTAAATTAGAAGATGACCACGAAGTTAGAATCATTAATGACGATGACATCATTGGAACAATTCTAGATCCTGATGATATTAAATCTTTATAAGAGAGGTAAAGCATGGCAAGTGAAGCGGAAAATTTAGACATAGAAATTACAGACGAGAAGATTGAAAAGGCAGCTGTGCCTGAGAAAAGACGCGTTGAAGAAGATGTTAGCGATCAACCTGTTGAAATTTCTTTAGATGATAGCGTTGATGAAGTTGCTCCTGCAACTGAAGACGAAGTTAAGGAAGACTTTGAAGTTTCTCCCAAAGTGGAAGAACAAGCAAAAGATTTATCTGAGGTAGAGAAAAGAGCATCTCTAGCTCAAAACAGAATTAACAAAGCAGTTGCTCAAGCTAAAGAGTTTCAAAGAAGAGAGCTGATGGCTATTCAATATGCCAAAGATCTTAAAGACCAAAATGAAAAATTAAGACAACAACAAAAGTCTTTCTCTCATAGTTACAGTGATGAGTTCACCAACAGGGTTGAATCTCAAATGACTTTAGCAAAGCAAGCTTTAAGACAAG